CCTGAAAACCTTGGACACCAGTTGGACCTTGATTGCCTTTTGGTCCCACTGAACCACCACCAAGACTCATTTCTTGCCAATTTTCATTTGCCGTCCCACCATTCAAATAATAGTATTTTGCTTCGTCAGAAACAAAAACCATCATTCCTTCTTCTCTTCTTGGGTATGGTATCGTGTTCAGATCACCAGAAACACCTACGGTCCTCAATCCACCTAGTCCATAGGTGGGTTTGGTCACAGGATAAGTATCCAACTCGTCAGTCGGAGACAAGAATCCTATTATGGGTACACCACCTGTTATTGACATGAATCATCCATCTTGAGGTGCTTCATTTCATTATTTATTCCGCAACCTTGATGCTTCTGATAGCAGCAAACGGAACAGATGTTCGATAAACATCAAATTCTATGCTCAATCCATACAGCGTGGTCGTGACCGATGATGATTGTTTTATCATCGGAACTGTTTGTGTGGTGTTTGGATTGGTGACGTCCGTGAAGGAGGTTATGGTGTCGTATTGTGGATACCCAGAAATCGGGGAAGTGCTCACAGCTTTTGGAACGCACCAATAAAGATATTCTGGAGATGCCGTTGAAGCATACTGACGAGTTATCCCACTCTTCATTTGGGAGATGGTGTATAGGTTGTAGGAAGTCAGGGAGGTTATGTTTCCCGATGTCAGTGTTTCGTTTGCTAGTTTTCCTGCATAGAGGGGATAGTTCCAACGAAGCGATTGTGTCTTGCTTATCGTCGTCTCGTCGTTGGCAGTCAATGATATGGTGAATGTCAAGTTTCCTTCCGCAGTCAGTGAATATGCGGGGTGAGTCAGGTCGACATTGTTGGTGTTCTCCCCCTCCACATAAGCAAGCGGAAAGTCGCTGATCAACACCGTGGAGCCTCTGGTGATGACTATTGAATCTTCCTTTGCCGACTCTATGTCGTTTATCTCCCAACTCGCTTCGTATGTGCCAGCAGTTGTTGTCTGTCCAACATAATAAGGTCCGACTGATATGCCCGTGATGAAGGAATCAAAACGAAGGAAAGTTGGATAGAGAATTGCTTTGAGGACTTCTATCGAGGATGTCCCCAAAGCAAAGGTTGAACCAACTGGTACTCCTTCCAAATTGGTTGCTGTGGTTGGTTCGTTCGTGTCCCAGAAGACATCCGAGTAGGTTATGGTCTGGGAGGTGGCGCCAGTGATGCCTGGAACCAGTGTCCCCCCTCCAACATCGTCTTCTGGAAGAGGTTCAAATGTATCGGGCAACTCCTCCGCGAACGGCTCGGCGATTTCGAAGTCCTCGTTGAAGACATCGGATGTCTCGTATGGTGCAGTGGTCTCCGCACTTATTGGTGCGAAGACTATCTCTTCGGGCTCTATTATGGTCTTCTTTGTTACTTTCATGTTGATTGAATCAATGGAGGTACGACATCGTCGTTTTCGTTTATGTCCTCGGCGCGAACCAATCCCCTGTTTGTAGTCAATAACTTCTTGTCTGCATCCACCTCGAGAACCCTACCATCCTCCAACTCCAACTTGACCCTCCTCTTGTAGGTGAACTTCTCGGACTTTGCCGGACAAGACTTGTTGGTGTTCAATCCCAAGGAGAATCCCACCGAACCCAACGAGAATCCCACCCCAGGATTCAGACTGACCTTTGGTGCAAGAAGGTTCATGATCCCACCACTTATGACGGTGTATTTTCCCTTGACATAATGCGTGAAGTTTCCTCCCGTCTGCATCGTCATGTTTCCGCCAGTCTCTATTCTTGAATTTCCTCCGACCTTGGCGGTCAAGTTCTTTGCTACGAACACCCTAGCGTCGCCACCTATCTGAACATCTATTCCTTTTCCGGCAGCAATCTTTATGTTGTTTCCGACATTGACCGTGGAATTGCCGTAGACGGATACATGATTGTTCTTCCTGACTATCATGTAGTCGTCACCAATTATTTTTTCAACCTTTGACCCATCTGGATGAATCTCCTCAAAGGTTCCAGATCTATGATACTTATGAAGTCTTTCTGATCCGGGAGTATCGTCAACCTCAAAGACATGCCCAGATTCGGATTCTATCACATGATTCTTGGGATATCTCGCGTTGTATGGTGTGGGTGGTTCGCTCCAGTTTCCACCGAGAGCTGTCGGATTGCACGTGTCCCGATCTTGGTTCTTCCTGGCAACTATCGTACTTCCTATGTCCTCGTTCCTTGCCAACTTGTTGACATCGGATTCGTTGATATATTGGTTCTTGGGAAGTTTGTTGTTGGGGTCGTTGAATCCGATTGAGGGATTCTTCTTGGTTATTCCAGCAAGAGTATTCACACCATTGTAGCTTCCCAATATCATCGGTTGCTGACATTGGATGCCATCCCTAAAGAATCCTATCACCCAACTTCCAGGAAGGATTCCCGTGGGAGAAGTCCCGATGCCACTCGCACTCGCGCTCGTGTAGGGCATCATGGGAGTTGCCCAGGGCAAGGAGTCGGTCGGGATCAATGTCTTGTCCTCGGTGTGGAAGCCAAATATCCTGACTCGACAACGACCCAACTTGAGTGGATCGTCAACATCTTCGACGAATCCATGCCACCAGACGAACTTGTCTTGATTTGATTCTTCTTGATTAGCGTTCATGCTGAGACCTCATCTGGGATCGGTTCCTCATACGAATCGCTCATGACTTCCAATGTCATGTGGTGTCCATCAATCTTGTTTATCTGATGTCCTATTGATGTCAGTAGGAACAATCCAGAGATCGTTCCGTCGAAGACCTCCATCTTCTTCTCTGGAAGATATTCGGGAGAAAGTATCTCCACCTTGAGTATCTCACCTACTCTTCTTCTGGTATCCCCGAAGACCTCAAGATTGAGGACCTTGGCATTGTTCCGAAGTAATTGAGACCTTCTCTTTTGCGAGTGAAACGGGTCGTATTGTTGCCTTATCCTATCATGCATGAGCACGGAGTTCTGAGCGAAGTTCAACTTGTTGGCAGACCTGACGGTGGAAGCATAACTCATTGGAGCTATGGGATTCTCGGATAGTCTTGGGACTCGATTGAAGTCGGTGGAATAGGAGAATGTCTTCTCCGTGATCGTCTTGCTTGTCACATCGTGGACCACCGTCTCCGAAGAAAACACACCCTCAATCTCCATCTCAGACTTGTTGTTTCCGTTGTTTTCTATGGTGTAGGATATTATCCTTCGAAGAACATTGTTCATGTCCTTGTCCGCACCCTTATCCTCCAAGTCCATGGTGTAACTATAGTATATCGGTGTGGTCTTCTTCTTCTTGAAGTAGGAAAGTGATGCGAAGTAGAAGTTGTCCATGCCTTCAAAGAACACATAGTCGCAGTTCCCGTAGTTCTCGCACTTGGTTGATATCCAATTTATCGCTTGGAATGGGGACCAGTAGGGAAGTATGAAGGATGTTCTCGGAAGAGTGTCCCTCTGGACCACAAGACCACTTTCGTTCTCGTTGCTCTCCAGATAGTCCTTGAATATGGACTGAACCGCGTCACTCCATCTCTTGTTCTTGTAGCTTCTCGATATCTTGGTTGAGTGATCCAAGATGTACTGAACGGAAGCGAATTGAAGAGTTATTATCATCTGCTCCTTGCCAGGTACCCTTTGCGAGACAGACATGTCGTAGACGAAGAACTTCTTCCTTATCTCGTTCGTTGTGGGAGTCTTGTAGACCAACTCTATCTTCTCCCTACCGATCAAAGGAGCGTTTCTTATCAAATTGTTCCTGTCCTCTATGGTTATCGCACCAGTAAGGACATTCGAGAACATGCTCTCGTATAACTCAATGGACACCCACATGGACGACAAGTCCACCTTTAATCCAGACATCGTGGTGAGGGTGGTCTTGAGGACTCTTATCTCCCCACCAAAACGAATCTCCTCCTTCATCGTTGATTCAATGGACATGCGTCAAGCTCTTGACTTTCCGCTTATGTTTGAGAAGATTTCCTTCATGGCTTGCACCACCTGATTCACCATGCTAGGTCTGGGGACGAATATCTTCCTCTTCTTCTCGTTCTCCTCCAGTTCATACTCCTCATTGGTGAGGTAGTAACTGGAGTTCAGGTAGTTCCCGTCCGAATCCTTCATGGCATAGACCTCAGCAAATGACTTCAACGATTCTTTTTGCGAGGGGTTGGCGAAATTTCCTGCGTTTATGGCTTCACCCCCGAAGGGATGGATGAAGAAGTTGTATGGATTCGTGTCGGTCAGACTGGTCGAATAGGGAACACTTCCCTTGAGGAAAACCTGACTCGGATCCCTATACTCGCCCTGATGACGAAACTCATGAACGGAATACCTGCGCTCGTTCACCAATCGAGTGATGGGAACTCGAATGCATCTTTTTTCCCCGAAGTTGTCTATCTGATATACCAAGTAGTGCTGGGAGGATGAGGATAGACTTGAGTTCCAACTCTTCGTCTCCAAAGCTATCTCGAAGAATTCGGAATTTACCTCTAGAATGGTGGTGGTGAATAGACTGCCATTCACGACCACCTTCACCGTTGATCCAACCGTTATCTTCTTGAGGTCGCTGGTAGGGATCGTTATGCCCTGAAAACCATTGTTTATCTGAGTCAAGGTCAAGTCCGCGACATCAAAACCATCAAGTATCTTGTACTCATACTTCGTCAACGAGCCTATCTCATCGTCCGTTGAATTGGGTATCTCGTCGACCACCCTGGGCTTCCATATGTCTGGAGCAAAGAAACTGGAACCAGAATACTTCTCCTTGACATACTCCTCCAAGTCCCTTTGTGACATGGGCCAGGACTCGTATGGATTGAACATGTCGTTCACCAAGAAGAATATCCAATGGAGGTCCGGCCTCTCGTACAATCTATGAGACAAGGTATCTGGTCTTTCCCCATCCTTTATCAGATATCGATCAAAGTTCGTCCTGTATGTCCGAACATAGTTCAATATCTTCATCCTTGCCGTGATGTTCACGGCAACCTTGCTTACTATGTTCTGGTCCTTGTCGTAGTAGAGATAGTTGACTCTTGGAAAGTTCTTGAAGTACATGCTTAGTATCCTTGTTCTATTCTTTCTCTGGTCAACAACTCAAGTTCCGTGAAGTCAAGTGACAACTTCATGGTGGTTGCTGGAGCACCATTTGCTGCCGTGTTCTCCGAGAAAGCACCCGTGTTGACGCGAGAACTCCTCATGAAGTTCAGGTCTTCCCCTCCATAGGTCAATTCACACTTGGTGCATGCACAAAGTGCTATCCTGAAGAGGAAGTCGTTCAAGCTGTCCCCATTGTAGAACCCTATCTTGAACTGACCCGGATAATCCAAGTAAAGTCCACCCTCCGTCCTCTTGGGATGGGAGTACTTCTTGAAAGCAAAAGCTATGGTATGGATGGTGAGTACGTCATTTATGCTTCTGGGCGAGAAGTCCCATTCAAACGAGAACGACCTTCTCTTGACCCCCTTGAATACTTGGTCCTTGAACCTGTTTGGTGCTTGTCTTCTCCGCATGGACAAAGCCTCGTTCAAGTTCAATCCTTCACCATCCTTTGAGAATATGCTTCCTAGGGAATCCACTACTGCTGTTGGTACGGATACCAATTTTCTTATGACCTCCTTTCCTTCCGAGCTGAGGTCACTTCCATTCACCGCCATGTCACGAAGAGCATCCTTCGTTGCTATCACATTCATGAGTCCAGTGAAGTCCGTGTCCTCGTATTCAAGTTCGTAGTTGCTCTTTATGTTTCCTGGCATCGGAAGAGCTACGGATACGTTGGTTCTTTGAATCTTGTTTGCGAATCCCAATCTCACGGAATTGTAACTAAATAGACCTCTACCAGAATTGGCGATAGCAAGTTGCTTAGGATCTACATCTGGAGTGAAATTCTGGAATTGTTCAGCAACATTGTCGCCTATCGCTTCAAGTACTTGGCCTTCTGGTTCTATGCCAAGACCCTTTATTCCCTCCTGAACAGCTTTTTCCGTCTCCCCTTTCAAATCTTCTCGTTGTTCTATCTCGGAGTCCGTCAAGTTGGAAGTATCCGTTTGACTTCCCTCCTTGTTGATGGACTCACCATTCGTCTCGTAGAAGTCAAACAACACGTAGTTCTGAAGTTCTGGGTCATAACCGAGTCTTGGTGGATATTGAAGAAGTCCAGACTTCTCCACCCTCTCGTTCCAAGCTTCAGACGATCGTAGTTCAAAGTTTTGCCCAGAAGCACCCAACGCACCAGCAGCATTGAGTTTTCTGAGCCACTCTTGTTCCTGAGCACTTATTAGTTGAGACATTTACTCTCCGAGTATTATAGCAAGTTCAACTTATAAATATATTTATACCATGAACTACAAGGGAAGATATAGGGTGAAAAATCCCCAGAAGTACAAGGGTGACTTCATGAACTGCATATTTCGGTCCTTGTGGGAGAGGAAGTTCATGAAGTACTGCGACACGAACGAGAATGTCGTCCTCTGGGCTTCCGAGGAGATACGAATACCCTACAGGTCCCCGATTGATGGTAGGATCCACAACTATTTCGTTGATTTTTGGATGAAGGTCCGAACCAAGTCTGGGGAGTTGAGGACATACATGATTGAGATAAAGCCAGAAAAGCAGACCAAGCCACCCGTCTTGGGGGAGGGAAAAATGACTCCCACCAAAGCAAGACAAATCATCACTTATGCTGTCAACAAGGAGAAGTGGAAAGCTGCGACCAACTACTGCGGGGATAGGGGATGGCAATTGCTCATATTGACCGAAAAAAATCTATTCGGGAGGAAGAATGACAAAACTTGAGTCATTGTTGGAGGAGATGCGGGAGAACAATGTGGACTATCTCTCGGACACATCCATGAAGTGGATATATTCCCAACTAAGAACCCTCAAAAATTCGGACAGACAAAGCATCAAGGAGGAGATAGTGCGGGAGGTGGAAAATGTGGTCTTCAGGAAGGGAAGATTCTATTATTTTGACTACCTACCAACGAAAAGAAGAAATGACGCATATGAGTCCTTTGACAGGCGACCACTGATATTGTTTCTTGCGAAGAGGGACAAATTGATATATGGACTGAACTTGAATTATCTGAGAATTGACAGGAGATATCTATTCCTCAACAAATGCTTTCGGTACTTGGTGGGCGACATGAAAGACCAAGACCATTATGCCGACAGGTTAGCTTTGGACTACCTCATAATGAACAAGAACAATACATTCATCGAACAGAAAGTCATATTCAGGAAATACCTGATAAATAGAATGAAGAACTTGAGGATGATACCACTCAACAAGATAAAGATATTTGCTTCCTTGAACAATGTAGCAAAGTTTCCGATAGGAGAGAACAATATTCACGCGGTTGTCATGCGCAAGATGAAGGAAGAAATAACGAAGAGGTATAATGGATCGAAGAAGACCATATAAGGAACAAAGATGACCGACATCTACGAGGGATTTCTAACTAGAATAAAAAACAACGGAATCGCAAGTTCGAACAGGTTCTATGTCAGGATAAACGTGAATGCCTTGGGTTCTGGTAGTGCTAGCATGTTTCCACTACAAAGACTGAGGGACTTGTCGGTCATGTGCAACTCGGTATCTCTCCCCAAGAGAAGCATAAAGACATTGGACTTCGTGGTCAAGCCTGGAAATGTTGACAAGATAGCGGATTATCAGGAGTACGACCACGACTTGTCCATGACATTCTATTGCTCTCCGGACCTAAACGAGAGAAGATTTTTTGAAAATTGGGCAAACATGGTGATAGACCCCGTGACAAAGCAACCAAATTACTACGATGAGTATGCCAAGAACAATGTCGTGACGGTGTTCGTTCTTCCAAAGATGTTCTCTGGTGGTTTGGTTGATGAAAGGACGGTGGACTACAAGGGCAATCCATTGTATTATGTCAGATTTCATGAATGTTATCCCACTTCCATAGACGAGAATGAATTGTCAACTGGAAGTAGTGAGTTGCTTCAACTAAAGGTCACTTTGTCGTATAAATACTTCACTACGATATCGGACGAATCGAGTTCGATATGACGAGTACACAATAGGAGATTGAGCATGGCTTTACCAAAGATCGGAATTCCTTACTATGAACTTGAATTGATATCTGGAAGAAGGATTCAATATAGACCATTCACGGTGAAGGAAGAGAAGGCTCTTCTCTTGGCAAACGAGAGCAAGGACAAGACCGCTGCCGTCACCGCGATCAAGAACACCCTGAATGCCTGCATACTTCAGGAGGACAACAACAAGGTCAACATGGAACAATTGCCCATGTTTGACATAGAGCAGTTGTTCCTTCATGTCAGGATGAAGTCGGTGGGCGAGATGAGTGAGTTCAACTACACCTGCGAGGAATGCGAGGGTTCGCCGGTCGTCAAGACCAAGTTGGACTTGCGAAATGTCAAGGTCGAAAACGAGGGAAATGGGAACAATAGAAAGATCATGTTGACCGACACGGTTGGTGTTGAACTCCAATACCCACCCTTCAAGGTGTTCTTGGGTAAGAATGCCGCCAATGCTAGCGCGGAACTGAATGCTCTAGTGGCCATTGACATGATATCGGATTGCATAGTGACGGTGTTTGACGAGAAGCAAACATATACGAGAAAGGACTTCACGGACAAGGAGATAAAGGATTTCGTTGACTCCTTGACGCAGGACCAACTCAAGAAGATAAATGAGTTCTTTGAGGACATGCCAAGACTGGTATACGACCTAAAGGTCACTTGCCCGTGCGGGACCGTATCCGAAAGAAAACTTCAGGGGATAGCAGATTTTTTCTCATAAGCTTCCTTTACATAGACCTTGAAAGTTACTACAGGATAAACTTCACTCTGGTCCATGATCACCATTTTTCCCTGAACGAGATAGATGAGTGGCTTCCATGGGAAAGAGATGTCTACCTCATTCTACTGAAGGAATGGATAAAGGAAGAAAAGAACAGGATGGAGAATGAGAGGAGAAGATCCTCAGCTAGACCGAATATCCCGAGAAGATGAGGATGAGGACACCGATATAAATAAATATTGGTGTCCTTCCTTGCTTTTCCGAGAGTAACATAAATGGCAGACCGCGATACGAACTTTCAAACTTTTCTGAAGAACTTCCAAAAGAACAATGTAGCACTTTCTTCGATTGCTTCAAAATTAGAGCGTGCTTCCGACGCGACCGAGAGAGCGGAGATCCTGAAGAACGAGGAGAACTTCGAGAGGTTTAGGGCGACTAGTCTGACGTTGAAGATGATTACACGATCGGAGGAATCTCTCGAGTCTTTCCAGAAACAAGCTGTCTCGGCTGGATTTGACTACGAAAAGTTGAACAAGCATCTCCAAACGATGGAGAAGACCTTTTCCAAGATTTCAAAGATGGATATTGAATCGAGTCCAGTAATCGAAGAATTGGTAGATGCGATTGAAGATAGTTCAGACCAATTGAACAAGGCGATGCGTGAAGTCAGTTTTGAACTGATGGAAAACGCAAATCCCCTGTTTAAAACTTTAAATTTGGTGAACGATAGGATGGAAAACCTCTCCTCGACGATTGACAACCAGTCCACGTTCTTGATTGCTGGGGCTAAAAACTATCACGAAATGGTTGATTATAGCAATAGAATAATAAAATTGATGAAGGAGAAGAAGAACGACCTGATTAGGATGTTGGAAGAAGCACCCCAAAGACTCGAATCCTTGAAGAAGAGAGAAGCAGATCTGATTTCCCAAGTCAATGAGATAACCGTCTTCAAGGAATTGAAGCGAAAACAATCCGAACTCGAATCGGAAAAGGTCCTACTCTCCGAAGCTCCGCAGAAGATGGAGCAACTTAAGGAAAGGGAAACCACTCTAGTAAGCAAGACGGAGGGAGTAGCTAGGTTGGGAGAACTCAGGGGAAGGGAGAGTGAGCTTAGGTCTCAAGAAACCCAGATAAGAGAGTCGTCCGAGATTAGCTCGGAAGAAAAGCAACAACAACTTCAAGCAATATCGGTTGAAATGGATCAGATTCAACTTGAACTCAACACCAGTGATATATTGAGGGAAGTTGCATCAATGACCCAAGAGCAAGTTGAATCGATATCAGTCGAACTCAACGAGGTTCGAAAGGAGATAAGCAAGCTTCCAGAAAATGAGGAAGCTAGGATGCAATCATTCCAGCAAATAGAGAACAAGTTGAGTGAGCTCAACGTTGAACTTGACAGGATACCAATTGAAGTAAAGTCCATGACCAACGAGCAGATCGAATCGATAACCGAGGAATTGAATGGTGTCCAAAACCAAATAGCAAAACTACCGAAGACACTCAAAGAAAAATCGGCACTAGCAAACACAGTTGAAAAACTGACGAGATCGATTGAAACTATCACCGATGGACTCAAGGAGAACATGGAATTCAATCCAGTAGTTCAAGTTGTCACCGAAGGACTAAAGCCTATCAACAAGGCCATGGAGAAGATGTCCTTTGACCTAGCTTACCGTGAAGCTGCTTATGGTGAGATAGACAAGATGGGTTGGTTCCGCGTCATGTCGGAGATATCGTTGAACAAGAAGGAGATGAATCTACTTGAAGACCAAGAGAAGCTCCTTCGAAAGCAACTTATAGAGATAGACAGTAGGTCGGACATCAACGAGCAAGAAAAGACCCTCATGAAGAAGAAGACGATGGAGGCACTTGAAAATGTCTCTGGAGAGAAGGGGAAGAGGGTAGGAAGAGGGGAGAAGCTTGAGGAGAGAAGAAAACAGGGCATGTTTGTCAAGTTCTTTGAAGGAATCAAGAAGTCTCTGGATGGTCTGAACCAAAGACTCAAGGACGCAGCTAGTAGTTGGATCACCAAGTTGCTGATGGGACTCTTCGTGTTCGGATTCCTGATAAAGAGGGGACTCATAAGCACCAGCACCGTCGCAAAGGTCCTGTCCTTCCTGCTAAAGTTGCTTGTCGAAGGACTCAAGGTTGCTGTTGAGTTGATATTCGTCGGTCTGGGCGCGGTATTCGGAGTCATAACGGACTTGTTCAAGAGTGGTGATTATCTGGGTGGAATCCTACTCACCCTAGCAGCGACACTGACCGCCTTGTTCGTCTTGGGCAAGGCCATAGCACTAGCAACTTCTTTATGGAGTGGAATAGTGTTGGGTGCGGGGGCACTGAAAATGGGCTTCAACTTCCTGAAGGATACCTTTGGTGTCATAAGTTCAGTATGGAACAGCTCATTCTTCCAGACTGCTAGAAGTGGACTTCTTGGTGGAATCAATACTTTGTTCTCTGGATTGACTTCGGCAATCAAGGACACATCGAAGGGTGCTTTTGATACGATAAAGAACACCTTGACCAATACCTTCGGAAAGGGATTGGGTAATTTCTTTGGTGGTCTTCTCCCGAAGAAGAAGGGTCCATCCCTCACGCCAGAGACTCCCGCAGCTGGTCCCAAGAAGAGCATATGGGAAACGATAGGCAACGCACTGAAGTCCTTGGGGACTACCGATGCGATGAGGGGTGCTGTTACGGTAGCAATTCTGGCGAGTGCCATCTTCATAGTGGCAAAAGCCTTTGAGGCTTTCTCCAAGGTGAGTTGGGGTGGAGTGGCTAAGGGTTTCGTTGCTTTGACCTCCTTGATCGGAATAACCTTGTTCGTCAAGCAAATAAAGAACGACATATTGAAGGGTTCATTGGCAATAGCGGCTCTAGGTGCTGCTATGCTTGGTCTGGGATATGGACTTATTCAATTCAACGAGATTGGTCTGGGAGCAATAATCAAGGGCCTTGCAGCGCTTACTGCCCTCATATTCCTTGCTAGATTGGTCAAGGAGCAAGCAACAAATGTCATAATTGGTGCTATAGCAATCGGGATATTGAGTGCCGCTTTGATTCCACTTGGATTTGCTCTTAGTCTGATATCTGGAGTCGGGGTTGGTCAGATATTAGCATTCGCAATTGCCGTTGGTGTATTGACTGGGATAGCTGCTCTTGCTGGAATGGGACTTCCACTCATTGCTGCTGGTGCAGCTGCTTTTGCTTTGATTGGTTTGTCCATGTTGACATTCATTCCGATAGTTCGTAGCCTGTCCAGAATAGACGGATCATCATTGGTTGGTTTTGCCACTGCTGTCGGGATATTGACTGGAATAGCATTACTAGCGGGAGTCAGTTTCCTTGGAATAGTCATTGGATCTGCCGCTCTAGCAATACTAGGAGCTGGAATAGCTACCGCAGTATACTTGATTGGTCTGGCATTGAAGAGTCTTGATGGAATAGACTATGGAATGATACAACCCTTCTCCGAAGGAGTATGGAGGTTAGCTAAGCTTGCTTTGTTCATAGCCCCATTCTCGGCATTGATTGCTTTGGGTTCACTTGCGATCGGATTGTTGGGACTTGCTGTCTTGCCATTTGCTCTTGCGATGAACCTGTTGAATGGAGTCATGATAGACCTCCAACAGATAGCAAATCTAGACGAAGCAATAAGGATACTGGCTTGGAGAGCCGTGAAGGAAGCTCCTTTCTTGCCCGCCATAGCACTAGGAAGTCTCGCTATGTTGCTAGTGGGCCAAGCTATAGGTGCATTCTTGCCATTCATGGACTTCTTGGTGAAGACGAAGTTCGATACGACCCAGATGTTGATGTTCAGCCAAGCAGTCGCAATCTTGACATTCACGGCGGCGGCCGCTGGGTTCATGATGATCCCGATCATATTCGGTAGTATTGCCTTGGGAATACTCGCAAGAGCACTCGAAAACTTCATTCCAATAATAAACGCATTGAGGGGCATTGACGGAAATGCTGTCACTGGTTTCGGATTGGCGGTACTGAGGATGGTGTATGCTGCTGTGTATGCTGGTGGTAATCTATTCGGAATCTATTTCGGGGCGGATGCTCTGGAATACTTGGGGAAGAAATTGACATCCCTGGCGGTGGTCTTCCAATATCTTCAGGGAGTTGATCCGAACTCGATGATATCCTTCTCTCGCTCTGTTGGATTGTTGGTGAGAACCGCTGTCTTCGCTGGCAATTTCGTCGACGAGATAACGGAAGGGGCAAAAACGATGTCCTTGTTGGGCTCTTCCTTGGTTGGTTTCGCCAATGTGTTCACGATGCTGTCAAAGGTCAAGACGGAAACTATGGTGACTTTCTCAAACGCTGTGGGTTTACTTACTGGCGTAGCGATAAATGCTGGGCTACAAGAAAAGAACATGTTGGTGGGATCGAGTGCCCTTGATTTTCTGGGAATTTCTCTGGTCTCCTTTGCTAATGTGATGACTCAAATATCAGGAGTCGATCCAAAGTCCATGGCGATGTTTGCCGTCTCCGTGAGGAAATTGATGGAGACTGCTATAATAGCCGGAATAATGTTCCCGTTGGTGATGTTGGGTTCGTTCGGACTGCTAATGCTAGGAAGTTCCATGTTGTTGTTTGGTGAGTCCTTCGGTAAGATCAAGGGACTAAAGCCAGAAGACGCAGATTCCTTCGTGTACGCATTGAACAAGATACTCGACTTCATATCTGGAATAGGATTCTTTGAGGGATTGGCACTGATAGGGAAAATAACTTTGCTGAGTGGACCATTGCGGATGCTAGGCGAGTCCCTGATACCATTCAGTGTCGCAATGTCAAACCTGAGTTCTTTTGATCCAAAGTCCCTGTCCGGCATATCCGATTCAATATACGATTTGTTGATTGCTTTGATGGATGTCCAGTTGTACGGCGATCCGCAAGCTTTGGAGGGATTCTTCGCAAGAATAACCTCACTTGGACCAAGCATGGAGTTGTTTTCTGGAATACTTGAAAGGTTCTCCAGTTCACTGACCACTACGAACAAGGAATTGTTCACTTTTGCTAGTCTATTGACTCACCTAAGTCAACTACCAGATCCTCTGTACAACCTGGCACTTTCACTTCAAGCTTTGTCCATTTCTATTGGTAGGATGGGTGACGCGGTTTCCGATCTATCGGACGAGGATGTCTTGAGGATAATAAGATTGTTCTCGTTGACCACTCAGGAATCCACTGGAACTACTGGGAGAGCAGTAGCAACTGGTTCAAGAACTCAAAACTTCATGGCAAATGGACCCAGTTTTACTTCCAGAACAGTCGCGGAATCCGAGCAATTGTTCATAGGTGGTGAAATAGTGAGGCAAGATTCCGAACTGAGTGAAAAACAAGTGTGGGCCATTGACACGGCCATAAAAATGAGTGAGAAGAATGCTGCCAACTACCCAACTTGGGTCTTGGACAAGTATGCCAAGCAAAAAGGAATTGACAGGGGAACCTTGCCCCGCGGCAGGGACTTCCAACCTTATTCATCGGTGAAGTCTCAATCGTACTCTGGAGTCGGGATGGGTCCGAGCGGAACTCTTGACGGTGAGGTGAGCATGAACAACGAAGCCAAGACATTGGTCGACATCAGGACTATACTTCTGGACACGAAGGACCTTCAATTACAGAACATCCAGAGGGGTGGAAATGCCATAATAATGCAGAATAGCAACACGAATGTATCAAATAGCAATACATCACAACCAAACATACTTAGACCGATGACACCCACGGACAAGTTCTTCAGTAGGATGAAGTTCAGGCATCAAATATCATGAGATAAGAAAACACCCCCTTTCGGGGGTGTTCCTCATCGAAGGTCATCCTTGATCACTCGTCATCAACGAGCTTCTCAAAGTAACTCATCGCGTCCTCGTCCTCTCCCTCGGAGTCAAAGGACTCCTTCTTTGCCTTTCCAGAGGAAGCACTGGGCTTCTCAAAGGCCTTCTCAAAAGCACTCTCGCCCACATCAGCAACGGTCACCTTGGAGTTTGATCCACTGAGGACTTGCTTCAACTTCGCGGAAAGCTCCTCGTATCCCTTGAACTGATCGGGTGAACTGAACTCCTTCAGGGAGTACTCCATGTTCCAGATCTTCTCAAGCTCCTTGTCGTTTCCGTCGAGGAACTGCGAAGCATTGTCAAACTCCGACTTGTCGTAGTTGACATACCCTTGGACGGTTCGGATCTTGAGCTTGAAGTTCGCACCGCCCCAGAAGTCAAACGGATTCATGGGCGACTCGTCCTCAAACTGAGGCTTCATCTTCTCACTGATCTTGTCAAAGATCTTCTTTCCGAACTTGTAGAGGAAGACCTTGCCCTCGTTCTGCTTGTTGGCAGGATCCGACACGACATAGATGTTGGAGATGTAGCTCAACTTGCGCTTTCGCTGACGAGCAATGTCCTTGTCGGACTCAACTCCACTGTTCCACAACTCGTTGTTTGCCTCGCATACGGGGCAAGGAAGTCCGAGGGTGGTCGGGCAGTTCTCGATGAACCATCCTCCCTTTCCTTGGAATCCGTGACTGAACATGCGTGCCCACGGAAGATCCTCGTTCTGGGGCGCGGGAAGGAAGCGAATCACCGCGAATCCATTCCCAGTCTTGTCCCGCTCTGGGGACCAGAAGCGGTCGTCCTTGTAGGACTCCGAACCCTTGCTGATCTTTTCGATCTCCTTCGAGATCGCGTCAATGTTTGCTTGCGACTTCTTCTTCAACTGACCAAAATTACTCATTTTCGTCTCCTTGTTTGCGATGTGTGCGATGTATCCAAAGTATCAAAGTATATCACGCTGCCGAACCTTGTCAACCACCATTTTCGAAAATTTCCTTCTTCTCTCAGAATCCAACGACAGGAACCCTTCGTACTTCCTGTACCTGTTTCCGACCTCCGACCATATGGGATCATTGGATAGATCCTCGTCCCATCTGGGCAGGAAGTTGACCAGCAGGTTCAGGATGGAGAAGGTCTCAGCAGACACCTCCCTTCTCAACAGGAACTTCAACAGTATGGGGTGATCTCCGTCACGACAACGGAATAGATCGTCAAACTTGAACTTGTTCTCCTCAAGGAAATCGAGCAGTCGATCGCATTCCTCCTTGAAGACATATTCCAGGCTCTCGGTCCTCTTCTTCCAAGTGAAGTATACCTCCTCCGCGTCGGAAGAGAAGAAGTCACCTATCCAGAAGTGGTTGTTGTCCAAGAGGTTAGCAACTATCAGGCCCACCAGTTCTTGCTTCTTGTGCTTCTTTGCCAGTTTCTCAAAGAAGATTCGGTCGGTCCTAGACAAGTAGGTGTTGACCTTTATCTTCTTGGTGCCATACTTGAAGAAGTCATAGGACTTGGTGTTGAAGTGACTCTTCAGGGCGATGTACAGGCAATATGCATCGTAACCAGATATCTTCTCGTTGTTCTCCATGACGAACATCCGACACCTCACTTGAATGGTAATCGCTTTTGCTTCTTGTCCTTCGGTATCAGGTTTAGGTCTTGACCCTCCACCTTCAACCTCTCCTTCATCGCTTTCGGAAGGAACTTTCCCACACTGGAGGGATCTATGCCATGCTTCTCGCATACATCTATGACCGCCTCTATGTAGGTGGTGTTCCCTCTGCTCACGATCCTCTCAACTTCATCCGAGAATCTCTTTTGCAGATTAAGAATTGAACCCATTCAATACTCCTCTTTTCTTCAATTCCTCCCTCGTCTCCTCTAGCAAGGAGTGGGATGCGAACAAGTCCTCGTTCTTGGTGATGTCCATCCAATAATTGTTGATCGTCTCCCTCAACGAAGGGACATACCTTCGGCAGTCCTTGACGAACAACTGATTCGTCCCATCATCGCAGGATATGATGACCACGATCTGGTCAATTCTTTCCCCTGTCCGTTCCTTCCACATGATGCTGTAGCAAGTCGCCTGCTCAAAGTAGTTGGTTATCCAAGATTCCTTCTTTGGTTTAGTGGAGCCCTTGAAGTCAATGACGGACAACTTTCCATCAAATTCAGCGATGCAATCCACGCGACCTGCGAGTCCTAGGACATCGGACCAAAGAGGAACCTCCAACGCACGGATGTTTGATATCTTGTCAAGATCCGACTTGACCTGAAAGAAGTGACGCTTCTCCGCGAGGTTGAACTTCTCCAAGAACTTCTCGTCGTTTCGGAGGTACTTCTCAATCATCTCATGGAGATTGTTTCCCCTGTTCTGGCAATATTCAAGGACTCTTTGATTCTCCTCCTTCTTTCGCCAGTTCTCAAAGAACGCCTTCTTCGCGTGCCCCGTCACGGTCGTGACGGAGGGATACCACTTCCCCGATTTCAGGGGAGACTCATAGAATCTTCCCACGCTCGTCTCGAGCACCTTCATGTCCTGTGGGACGAAGTTGGTGTTCACATGGATGAATGGCACGGATCAATAATCCCGAATGGTGCTTCTTGGGTGTGCTTGCTTTATCTTTGACATGACCTCTCGGAACCCCTGATCCGGTCTCTTCAGACCCATCTTGTGGGGTTCACTCATGATCGGTTGTCCGATCACTTGGTCCACGCACTTCTTTTCCTTGCATTGAGGACACGGGGAATTGCAGGGCTTCTTCCTGTTCTTGACCAACTGCATCTCGTCCCATGAATGCCCACACTTGCTGCACTTGTAGTCATATAATGGCATGGAATCCTCACGGGCTATTTATAACGAATTCTTGTGAATTGCAAATATTTTGCTCCAAAAACCAAGAAGGAATTTTTGACGATTTCCAAGTTGCAATACGAAATTTCTCATGAATATAGTAATTCCTATATGCGACCACCGCATCCGAATCTCTATATTTCTCTGGCATCGCCTGAGCAAAGGGTGTCACTTTGTCGGACTGATTGATGTTCTTGGGAGGATTGTCGTAGCACCACTGGATCAACTTCTGGCAAGCATGAGTTCTTCCGTATCTTCGGGTATACTCAAGGCAAAGTTCAATTCCATGAATGCATAACCACTTGTGGTTGCCCAAGGTCTGTCTTGCCCATATGGTGCATGGGTGGTTCATCATCGTTGCTTTGTATAGGATGTTCTCACGATCATCCTCAAAGACATACTTCTTCCTGTTCTTCTCGGTCAGGACGACCTTGCCATCCAGAATCCTCTGGTTGGTTGAGAGCATCTGCGCTGTCTCAAGAGGCATCTTCACCACATGCTTGTCCAACAAGGATCTCGCCGATTCAATCGGATCTCGGTCAACAACGAATATGTTCATGGAGCATCTCCAATGTATTCATGCGAGTAGCATACCCTGTGTGCCAATTCTACCTTGCACGGGTCCCATTTTCCACTCAATCTGTCGGAAAGACAGTCGTTTCTGCTGATTCCGTTCTTGCTAGTAGGCTTCCAACGAGGACTGTTGTTGCGATACTCGCCCAGCTTGATGTTTGCCGTCTTTGAGAAGAACCTCTTTCCTTTGACCAGAAGCATCTCACCCATCGCTTCCGACATGGCGTTTCCCAGACCCAATCCCTGATGGTCGCAGAGGACCACCAGACGATGCTCCCTCCACGCATTCCTCATGGTTCCACTCGGAAGAGCAAGGACGGACTCAAAGGCAACTGGATTGCCCTCCCAATATCCGACATAGCACCTCGCAGCGATGTTGAGTTGCTCACTGAGGTAGTGATGCTTCTTGAACAAGTTCCAAAAGGCAATCTTCTTCTCCTTTGGGATCTCGTATATCTCAAGTTCTATCTTTGGTCTAGTAAATCTCAATCTTGGCAACCCTCTTGAGGGAGGAGCGAATCTCTTGATTATGTATGTCG